CCGCGTCAAGAGGGTTGCTCAATGTCAATGATAAACGCAAGCCGTCATGCTGGAACCCAGTTACCTGATAAACCTCTTCTGTAAAAACTGCTGTTTCGGCGTAGGTATCTGGGTCAAGCCAGACAGTAGCAATTTTGACGATCCAAAAATTATCGGCTGCTTCTTGAATAAAACTCAATAAAAGTTCGCTTACCGCAAAGACTAATGAGGCTTGGATGTTGCTGCCTTGTAAATCAACAGTGCTACCGCTAAAACCAAAACCGGCATACAGATAAGTGGTGCCAGCGTAGCTACGGCTTTCGCTTTGGTGAAAATTCTGGAAAGCGTAACCTACATCTCCACCGGCTAGCGTCTGGAATTTGATGTAAGTACCGATTGCGATTTCAGCCATCGTTAGATCCCTACACCTCGTCGCGTACCAGGATTATTCTTCAAGGCGGCCAAGGTTCTTTGCTGACCCAAGCGGGCGCCCTCCTGTGCTGCCAACCTTGAAGCTTGGAGCATATCCTGTTCGGTGACGAACGGAAGATCACCCGAGCCTACTCGGCTGTACTTGATTTCAGTACTGCCAGATCCGGACGAAAGCACGCGCTCAACAAGGCGTTCACGCTCCAGCGAGGATACAGTGCTGAGTGCTTCCCGATTTTCAGCAAAAGCGGAATCACTCTGACCGCTGGCATTGCCGAGGGCGTTGCGGTTGGCAACAAATGCTTCTCGAATACCAGAAGCATCAACACCAAGCCTGCCATTTGGTCCTCTCTTGAGAGGCATGATCGCTTCAGGACCAGCTTCGCCCATCAAGCCAAATCGACCAGCGCCGCCATCGGCGTACTTAAAGAAGGTTGGTTTGGTGACGATGCCGCCCATAGCAAACGGCTTGATGCTATTTTGAGCGAAATTAGCTTGACCGCCAGAAAAATAAGCACCTTTTGCTGCAAAAGCGCCAGGGAAAACTCCTCTCATTGCGGTATTTATGGCAAACCGAATCAGAATCTGTCCAATGTCCTTTAAGATACCGCTTGCAATATTTTTAAGTGTATTTCCAAGTGTTTCCGCTCCGCTAATTAACGCATCAATACCATTCATGAGCGAGCCGACGATGCCATCTTCCAGAGTTCCAACTATGTCCGAATACAAATTTTGAAGGCGCTCGGCTTGCTCTTGAGCTAATTTGTCGCGTTTTTTGCGATCAGCTTCTTCCTGCGCAGCCGCTTCTCCCTCCTGCTTTTTCTGACCGGGAAGGTTTTGAATCTTTTCTAACTCTTCACGATATTTTTTAATTTCGGTTGCAGAGGCGCCTTCGGCCTCGGCCTTAAGAATTGCTGCTTCAGCAGCCTTTACTGCCGGCTCAAGTGCTTTTACGCTTTCGTCATATGCTTTCTTGATTTCCAACAGTTGCTGTGCAAGCTCAGGAGTAACTCCTTCTTTGAGGAGTTTTGCATATTCTTGATCGTACGCAATTCGCTCTTTAATTTTGTCAACTGTATCAACAATTGGTGCTGCAGCTTTTTCGGTTAATTGATTGATTTCTTTTTGTAATGTCAGGCTGGTTTGCTTGTATGCAGCCCCGCGAGCCTGCTCTAACTGAGTGCGCTCCTCAGCGCTCTTGCTCGCATTCAGTAGGTCGTTATATTTTCTTTGAATTTCTGCACGGCGAACTGCGAATTCAGTGAAAGCTTTTGCAAAGGGCTCTTCTTGCCTGAGCAGATCAAGTTTGTTCTTTTCCGCAAAATTAAGATCTTGCGCTGCCTTGAGCTGCCGCAGCATTTCTTGTCTTGCTTTTTCTGCTTCGCGGGCGGCTTTTTCTGCAGCGCGCGCTGCTTTTGCTGAATCTTTGTCAAGGGTGTCTTCGCCCGCGACAACGGCTCCACCGCCTCCAAATTGAGTTGGCTTAAATTCAGGGAAAAGATCTTCAACAGTAAAGCGAGCTTGTTCAGGCTTGCCTGTAATGCCAGCCATTCGAGCCAACTGGCCGCCAGCCCAATTGCCAAGTGCAACACCTGGATTTGCCTGCATGAAATCGTAAATGCGTTTCGCGGCACGCCCAAAAGCACTAACCACTCTTGAAAGCACCTCGACAATTGCCGCCCCAGCATTGACCCAATTGGTGACAAATTGCTTAATTTGTTGACTGTTTTCATTAATCCAATTGACCATATTTGTTAGAAAATCTTGCAGGCCTGCTCCGGTGCGTTGAAAGAAGCCGCCAAAATTCTCGGAAGCATTATCAAGCGCAATTTGCAACCTAACGCCAGCTTTTTCTGGACCTTCCGCGATCAACTGCGCAATATCGTCGTATTCTTCAAATTGATCACTGGCAAATTTAACGAAATCAGCAATTGTTACCTCACCTTGCTCGAATGCCTTGTTCAGTTCTGGCAAGGTCCTACCCGTCGCTGCGGCAAATTTTGCCACTGCACCTGGCAACCGCTCACCGATCTGGCCTGACATTTCTTCAGCACTTACCTTACCCTTGGACAAGACTTGCGTTGTTGCCTGAATCAAAGCCGCAAGATCTTGCTGACTTTTACCAAAGGCAACACCGGAAGCAACAATTCCCCTGTAGATGGCCTCAGTTTCAGCGAAGCTTAAATTATTTGCTCGCGCAGCGACTGCAATTTGCGCCAAACCTTCAATTGAAGGTCTTAATGCAACTGCATAATCATTACTAACAGACCTAGCAAGCTGAAGAAGACGATTGTATTCGCTTTGATTGGTTGCAGCTTGAGCGAGAGTTGTTTTAGCAAGGTTAAGTTGAGCGGTGTATTCAGCAACAGCGCCAGCCTGTTGCCGCAACGCACCAACTTGTGCGCCAGCAGCCGCGCCAGCAAATGCACCGCCAACCGGGCCAAGACCTGGAATAGCCAACCCGGCAGCAAAACCACCAAGACCGCCTACAAAACCTTCAGGACCGCCGAAAATACCACCAGAAATAATGGCGCCAGCAGATTGAACAGCCTGACCGGTTGTTAGGCGACGGCGACGACGGCGGTCTCTTGCCTCAAGCTGTCGATCAAAAGCAGCAAGCTCATCCTTGAATCCTTTTTCGCGAACTTGACCTTCGAGTTCAAGTCCTTCTAAAAGTTTGTCAATGTGAATCTGGTCATATTTCGCTTGAATTTCAGCTCGACGCACTCGCGCGTCTTCATAAATTCGATTTACATCGTCAAGAGAGCGTTGAATTTGCTCCTGCGCCCTACGCCCCGCCTCAGGGAAAGGCTGTGGGCCGATTGGAGTGGGATATGCGCTTTCTTCAACACGAATGCGACCAGGAGTCCTGGCTCCGGCCATGATCATGGCCCCGGTTACCGGATCGCGATAGCCACCAACACCTGGCGCAAGTGGTCCCTGCGTTCTGTAATATTCCTGAATATCAGCAAGCTTGCCGGCTCGGCGCTCAACGCCATCTTGCGCAATACCAAGCTTGCGGAAAGCTTCGGCGGTTCCAGTCAGTTCAGTCCGCAACTCACGCTGAATCTCCGCCATGCGATTGGCGGTTTCAACGTAAAGATTGCTGCCACGGGTTGTATTAAGCAATCTTTCTGACAACTCACTCAACTCTTGGTTAAGACCTGCAGTCGTGTCAGGGAGATCGCCATACTGCTGCCGAATGCGTTCAAAACTCAAAAACCCTGGATCATTGAAAGCCGCAGCGCCCACACGAACAGTTTCACGCCCAGCTCTGATTGACTCTGCGTATTGCAGTTGACGCTGCTGGACAAGAGCGCGATTAAGACGTTCCTGTGCAGCAGCTCGTTTTTCTTGATTGTCCGCTAATTCACGTTCTTTTTTGCTAAGCAAATCAATACTATCGATTACTTCCCGTTGTTCGTTAATTAGCTCTTTAATGCCGTCAAGCTGTCTGCGCAAACCAGCCGAAGTAGACGCAAGCGCTTGCCCTAGTACGCGACCAAAGGCACGGCCAGTCTTCTGGGTCTGCTGCTCAGCCTCCTGAAGCCTTCCGGTCAGCGCTGCAATGTCGCGGCTAAGCTCTTGAAATGTATCGCCAGTAATTGTCGCTTCATTACGAAGCCGAGACAAATCGCCTATATATTCACGTAAAGATTTTTGAGACTGATCTGTTCCAGACGCAACCGAAAGAATGCTCTGACGCAGAACCTGAATTTCGCCGTCAGTTTTTCGCGAAGCCTGACGAAAGCGTTCAATATCGCCGGCAAGCTCAGCCCAAGCCGCAGAGCCACGCTCCGTTTGAGACTGAAGACCACGAAGGGCTTCGATCTGCCCCTTAATTAGCTGCTCTGTATTTCTACTTTCTTTACCAAAATCAACAATTCCTTTACGGGCGCGCTCAATCGTCTCCGCGCTTGGCCCCAGCGACTTCTCAAGCTCACGAAAAGAACTCTTCAGCTTGTCAAGACCCTCTGCGCCTTGAATGCCAAGCTTGACCAGAATTTCGCTTACCTGTTTAGCCATCCTTTTCCTTGGCCAATTCGCTTAACGCTGCAGCCTCCATTACCTGAAGGTCCTCCAGCATCTCGCGGCGATTGTCCACATTGTAAAGGTCAAACATCCCGCCAGCACAGAGCATCACGTCATATCGCAAACCCATGTAGCCAGCCATCGTGGTCGTCCATTGCGTTTGCATACGCAAGAACATCATCACGATCTCCCAGTTTTCATCCCACACCTCAAAATCAGCCGACTCCTCTTTCGGCTGCTCGGGTAGGACGATGCCAAAAGCAGCAGCGTCCTCACCCGTTTTGTCTTCTACTCTCTTGCCACCGCCAGTCCAGTAGACGGCAGCCTCCTTCAGTTTCCCTGGCGCGCGCCCTCAAAAGTCTCGGTGTATGCCTTCAACACACCGCGAATCCAATACGGATCATCAGAAAGTTCGCGCATCGCCTCAATCGAGAAGGGCACCTCCTTGCCGTCCTCATCTTGGATGCCTTCCCAGCCGACCATGATCACCTTCAGTAGGTCCAGCTCGCCCTTTTCGCCGAGCTTCTGAAATTCCTTTCGTCCAACGCGCTTGAACTTGGCGTCAAAGGTCACCGTGTCAAAAGTGCCGCCATCACTAGGCTCTTCGATGCTGACCGGCCAAGAGAACACCTTAACTTTTTTACGAACAAATGCCATGCGTAATGAACGCGATAC